TTGCCAAAGTTGCTGCCAGCATAAAGAAAAAAGACGCTAAAGATTTTGCATCCACAAAACATAAAGGTCTACCTGAGAAGAAAATGAAGTCATTCAAAGAAGCAACTTACCCTTCTGATTTTAAGAATCCTGATGGATCTCAGAGAGCTGTCGCCAGGAAAAAGACTGGTAGACCTAATGCACAGGGTCCTGAAAATGGCAAGAAAGACATCAATGAAGAGGATGCAGATCGCCTGAGAGATCGCCGTATGGAGCGTGGTGGTGTTGGTGGTAA